CTCCGTTTTACTGGGATGCTTCGACTGGAGTTACTACGAGAGCGGTGTACGTATCGTCACTGGGCGGAGCGTCCAATGTGCCGGTGATCGCCAACATTGCGTTTGTATCAGACATCTTCCGGTTTGCGTTTTGTTTCGGAGCCAACGAGCTGGGCGCCGCCCCGCTGGACCCCATGTTGATCCGCTGGTCTGACCAAGAGGACGTAGCTAACTGGACACCGACGGCACTTAATCAAGCCGGTAGCCTACGTCTGTCCCAAGGCACCGAGATAGTTGCTGTACGCCAAGCGCGTCAAGAAGTGTTGGTGTGGACTGACTCGGCCGTGTACGGTCTGCAGTATCTAGGTGCTCCGGAAGTGTGGGGTGCGCAGCTGCTTGGTTCTAACATAACCGTGGTCAGCCCGAACGGTACCATCTACGCAAACAACGTTGCGTACTGGATGGGCATAGACAAGTTTTACTACTACGACGGTACGGTTAAGACGCTCCCCTGCACACTGCGTAGCTACGTGTTCAACGACATTAACAAAAATCAGTTCAATCAGGTGATATGCGGTACCAACGAGCAGTTTGATGAGGTGTGGTGGTTCTACCCTTCTGCCGGCTCCACGCAGAACAACCGGTATGTGGTGTACAACTACGTTGAGAACATCTGGTTCTACGGCAACCTGAGTCGTTCAGCGTGGATAGATGCTGACCTCAGAGACAACCCGATTGCGGCTACTTACAGTAACAACCTAGTTTCCCAAGAGTTTGGCGTTGACTGCAACGAGCTGGGTACCGCAAATCCGATTATAGCGACGATTACTTCGGGCGAGTTTGATATCGACGAGGGCGACCGGTTTATGATGATTAACCGCATTCTGCCGGACATGACCTTTGTGGGGTCTACCGCGGACGCGCCGTCGGCTACGATGACAATACTGCCTCTGCAGAACTCTGGCTCAGGCTACTACAACCCCCTGTCCGTTGGTGGTAACAGCACCACTACAATAACGCGGATCACCACAGTGCCGATTGAAGAGTTTACTGGGCAGGTGTTCGTGCGCATACGTGGCCGGCAGATAGCGGTAAAGATTGAGTCTACTGGCCTTGGAGTGACGTGGAAACTAGGTAAACCCAGACTAGATATCCGCCCTGACGGCAGACGTTAATATGTCTAACACAAACAAGATAAAGAAAGTTCAGCCGCCTGCCCTGCCCGTAGCTCCGCAGCAGAACCCGATACGCGTGTACTTGGATGACCTTAACAACATCCTGCGTTTGTTCTTTAATCAGATAGCTAACACGTTGAACCTGCTCACCGGCGACAACGGCGGCGTGTTTATAAGTAGCCCGAACGGGTTGTTCTTTGATACCGGAGATCAGGCAATTGCTGTAATTAACACCGCGCAGCCGGTGCGCTTTAACCAGACGTACCTTAACGCTGGGGTGAGTATAAACGGCGTTACTACCTCCGAGATCACGGTGGCTAACTCAGGTATCTACAACTTCCAGTTTACTGGGCAGCTACGCAGCACGTCGGGCAGTAGCAAGGTTGTTTTTGTGTGGCTCAGGCGAAACGGCACTAACGTTGGGTATTCGACGCGGGAGTACAGCATATCGGGTTCCGGTAAGGAGCTTGAGATTAACTGGAGCTTTAACATTGATTTGCAGGCAAAGCAGTATATTCAGATAATGATCGCCGCAGACAGCACTGCGTTGCAGCTCGATACGGTTGCACCAACATCTCCGCACCCGGGGATAGCCTCAGCTGTCGTAGCCGTGAGCTTTGTTTCCGCGCTACCTGCCATTCTACCCGTGCTTCCTTGAGGTGAGTTATGAGAATTGATGAAGATGGGAAAATTCACTTTGACGCTGGCGGGGACGTCGATCCTTATTTTGGTATAGGGTCAACCACAGTCATTGGTCAACGCTTAGGCGGCTACAGCCCCACTGATTTTATTCAAGAGCTTTTAGGCGACATAGGTTCTACAAATGTTAGCCCAGTCGGCGGAGGAGTAGGGCTTTACGACCCTAACTTAACAGAGTTGCTGGGAAGAGCCCCAACGTTTGAGGATGTTATTGGCTACGTAAACGCGACTTACAATCCTGAAACTACGTCGCTCACACAGAGAAAGACCGCTTTTGACGAGCTTATGTCGCGGTATGGGGTTTCGGTACCCGCTGGGGCGCCATCCCCTGAGTCTTTTTTGGCGCCACCCACCCCTGTTTTTATAGGTCAACCCACCATTAACATACCCGGGGACTCTGGCGGGAAGGCACCGATAGACAGAACCACACCCGCTGTCACTACACCTCCGGGGGGGAACCAATACATTACTTCGATGGCACAGGCAGTTACACCCGGTGCAACAGCGCCGACCACAGTCACTGGACCAATTACAGGGGGTAGCCTGTTTGATTTGTTGCCCGCCCCGATACAGGGTGCCGTTACCGGCGCAGGTAATATTATTGGCGGCATAGGTAACGTGATTGGTAGGGGCACAAATGCTCTGTTTGAACTCATTAACGCGCCGCTTCCTTCACTTGTTGTGTTAAACCCAACAAACCAATCCGGCACCATCGTCATTGGAAAGCCCACGGGTAGCGCTACCCCAACAATCGTAGGTAGTATGCCAACCAGTGGCGCTCCCGTAGGCGTGTACACCGGCAATCCGTTTATAGACGGCGTACTGCAAAAAGTATTTTCCCGGAGCTCCCCCGGCCAATCCGACCCCAATCTTGAGGAGATCATTAAAGTTGTAATTCTTGAAGAAATAGGTAAGGCTACCGGGACTAACGCCGGTGCAATTTCGGCAGCGATTCAGGGCGACGTTCAAGGACTTATAGATGCTACGACCAAAGTTGTTCTTGGGGTTAATCAAAACGTTGCGGAACTGGATGAAAGGTACAAAACGCAAGAGGACGTTAATAGAGCCGCTACAGTCAAAAACGACACAATCACTGGCGCCGTAGGCAACGACACAATCACTGGCGCCGTAGGCAACGACACAATCACTGGCGCCGAAGTAAAAACAGAAGCCGATAAAACTAAGACGGTGGTTAACACAGGTACTGTAGCACAAACAGAAGCCGATAAAACTAAGACGGTAATTAACAAAGATACTGTAGCAAAGACGCCGCCGGCCTTGGAAGAAGTTAAAGTAGCAAAAACGCCGGCGGCCTTGGAAGAAGTTAAAGTAGCAAAGCGGGTAAGCCCGGATGGTCCGCCGCTAAGAACGTCTCCTGCGCCCGACCTCGGTAGCTCCGGTAGCCCCGGTAGCCCCGGGAGTCCCGCTACGCCAATACAGCAACCTCAGAGTACACAAGACATGTACTCAGTCAGCACGGAGCAGGCAGGTCTTGCGGACATAGGCACACCGTACGATTTGAACGCGTCGCTGATAGATAACATTATGCGTATATTGGCTGAAAGGGACGCGGGCGCCGAAGAGACCGAGTTGTATGGTGGTGGTAGCGTAAATAGGTATAATGCCACTGATGAACTTATTAAATTGTTGAGGGGGTAACCCGCCATGTCCATTAGAAAAGCTGTAAGCGACTACTTTATGCCCGGTGGTAATTTGGACCTTAGCAAAGTTGCCTCCACCGCGGGCCTTGGCGCTCTTGTATATGGTGCCGTAAAACCGGATAGTAAAGTGGGAGAGTTTATAGGTGCCGGTAGCGGTGCGGAGCGCGTCACGGGCTACACGGGCGGTATCCCTGAGTTTGGCATCAACAGAACCCTTGTACCAAATGCCTTTTCTACCACTATGCCTACGGGAGAGCCGCGTATACCGGGCAGTGCGGGACGACAATACTTTACGAATACAACCTACACCCCAACGGGCGAAACAATGGCCGCTGAAAGAATCAGCCCAGTCAACGTCCCAGTGACTACTAAAACCCCAGAAACCCCAGAAACCCCAGAAACTCAAGAGCAGCGACTAGCCAAAGCGCAGGGCATTATTAATTCGTTACCTAAAGAAGTAGTTCAGTACCTATTTGGTAATTTATTTAGCGGAACGGGGATTAGCTCGGCGGGTGATGACGCGGGTGATGTCGTTGGTGATGACGCGGGTGATGTCGTTGGTGATGACGCTGCGAATAAAGTAACTACTACTACTACAGATTTTAAGATAAACACAGCGGCTCCAGTTAAAAACTACACGGACGCGTCGGTTAAGGAGTTAATAGACTTTAGGGTTCAGCAAGCTGGGGGAGATAGAGTAGCGGCGCACAGGGCAATTGCTAACGATATAGCAGAAAAGGGCATACCGGTGGCGCAAGTGTCCAAAATAACAGGTTTCAAGCCGGAAGAAATTCTTGCGGACTACACAGCTTTTGGTAAGTTTAGTGATACCGACGTTTTGAACTTTATCAAAAGTACGTACGACCAGTACGGTGGAGCGGGGGTGGATGCACACCGCACTATAGCCGCTGCCATGAAAAAGTACGGAGTTAGCCCAGCGCAGGTTGCTAGAGTTACAGGGTATGATCCAAAAATGGTGGAAGCGGATTACAAAGGTTTTGGTTACGCCAGAGGCGGTAACGTTGCAGCACCGCAGTCCCGTGGGTACTACCTAGGCGGTGCTACTGATGGCATGGCAGACCAGATACCTGCTACTATTGACGGTACGCAACAAGCTGCATTATCCGACGGGGAGTTCGTAGTGCCTGCTGACGTGGTTAGTCACTTGGGCAACGGTAACTCTGACGCCGGCGCTAAACAACTGTACTCCATGATGGACCGGGTGCGACAAGCGCGTACTGGGCGTCAGGAGCAAGGGCGTAAGATAGCCCCTAACAAGTTTATACCGGTGTGAGGTTAATATGAGAGCTGAAGAGTCCTCCCTATCCAGTTTTGCAGGGCCCTATGTTACCCAGATGTTGGGTCGAGGCGCAGCGGCATCAAACCTGCCGTACACAGCCTATGAAGGACCTTTAAGCGCCGGCCCATCTGCGTTGCAAACGCAGGCATTTCAGGGGCTGGGGGCGTTGCAAGTTCCTAATGCCTCCACAATGGCGTATAACCCGATGTCGTTTACCGGTGCGGCGTACACTCCACCCACTGCGACTCAAGCAGCTGCTGGGATTCCCGGTGTCACTACACCCGCTTCTGGTAATGTGGTTCAGCAGTACATGACTCCGTATTTGCAGTCGGTCTTAGACCCGCAGTATGCGGCTGCACGCAGACAAAGCGAGATGCAACAGCAAGCACTGCAGAGCCAGTACGGTAAAGCCGGTGCATACGGTGGATCACGTCAGGGTGTAGCTGAAGCTGAGTTGCAGCGTGGGTTGTTGGATCGTATGGCCGATATTACCGGTCGCGGGTACAACGAAGCGTTTACCCAAGCTCAAGGGCAGTTTAATACTGAACAGGCCCGTCAAATGGCGGCGGCGCAGCAAGCCAGCCGGTTAGGTCTTGATGTCTTAGGGGCGCAGCGAGCCGGTGGCGCCGAGCAGCGTGGTATTGAGCAGCAGGGTATAGGTGCGGACTTGGCGCAGTTTGAGTTTGAGCGGGACTACCCACAGCGTCAGTTGCAGTTCATGCAGTCGCTATTACAAGGGCTCCCGTTGGAAACACAGGCGTACAACTACACCAGCACAAGCCCCCTGCAGGATATTGCCGGCGGTGCTAACGACATATACGACATGTTGGGTCGGCTGTTCCCTTCAAACACTAACACGGCTGGGGCTAATCAAAAGGCTAATGCGCAACAGGCGTTAATACTAGAAGCAGCTCGCCAGAAGCAGGAACGGGACAAACTAGCCGGTATAGGGCCGTAATAAAATTAACAGGAGCTACAACTGATGCAACCTCAAGGTCTAGGTGCGCTGATGCCGCAAGGTGCGCAGCAGGCTCCGCAAATGAATAACCCACGGCTTAACGCCGCTGTTGACGTTGTTTCGTCGGATGCAGAGAAGCAGATACTCG